TAAGGAGTTGCACCACTAACAGTTTCAAAAGATAAATTACCTGAACCATCTGTTTGTAGAACTTTTCCTGCTATAGGTGCTGTTGATGGAAAAGTTAAAGTGTAAGATTGACCAGCAGAATGTGGTGGTGAAGCAAGTTTAATACCATGAGAGTTATTTTCACAATTTAATTGTATTCTTCCAGAATTTGTTGCACCACCTACTTCTAAAACACCAGAACCACTAGGATAAATTTTTACATTATTATTTGATGTTGATACAATTGAATGGGTTTGAACGTCTAAGTTTCCACCAAGTTGAGGAGTTGTATCATTTACTAAATCTGAAGAAACATTAGAAAAAGTAACTGTATTTGTTGTATGATTTATTGTAGCAAGAGTAATATTATCGGCTCCATCATAATATTTTAAAAGTGGTATTGTGGCATTTGTAGTATCAAGCCACATTGTTCCAGCTACCGCTCCTGAAGGTAAAGATGTACCTGAATGTAATGTTCTTACTGCATTTAAAAAGTCATTAAGATCAGAACGAAAGCTAGGAAAACTTTGGTTGCCAATTACAAAATCGTGTTGAGCCATTATCTATCTATTATTAAAAACCTTTCGCAATATAATCAAATGTTCTACTTACTCCTGTACCACTACTATTTTTAAAAGCAATATTAAATCCATTAATAGTTTTATTACTCAATGTATAAAAATCTCCAGAAGCCATTCCTTGATTAGTAATACCGATAGCATAATTACCAGAATAAAATGGCTTGTCAAATGTTACAGTAAAAGTTCCAACACCACTAGTTAAATCATTATCGCTTTGTATAGTATCTTCAACATCTATTGAAACAGATAAATCAGATACAACTGGAGTAGAAGCTAAATCAGAGGAAGTCATTATAAGTTTAAATTTAAAAAATCTAGCTGTGTAATCTCCAACTACAAAGTTTCTGAATGAAGTATATGTAACATTATCAGTAGAAGTAGCTATTTCTATATGAGCATTACAGTTAGCAGGAGAATCTCCATCAAAGTTAGAAGCACCATCATCAAATAATCCAACAGCACTATCAAAAAGATTATCTATGTTATCTACTCCTTGAGTAATTGAAGCAGTTACACGAACAGTATAAGTTCCACCAATATCAATAGGAGAAGAAAATAGATAACTTCCTTCAGAAACTAAATCAAATGTAGATATTCCAGAATCAAATAAACCACTAGCAGAATCAAAGTCGCCAATAGCAGAGTCAAAAAGTTCAGAGGAATCTAATCTTAAAGAATCGTTATCATCAACAAAAACATTAGTTTTAGTTCCTAAAAATGTAGGTGATTCTGTTTGTGTAACAATAGCGTTAAAGTTTCCAATCTCTAAAATATTAGTTGAGATAATTGCTTCATTAGATGAAGCATTTTCATTTTTATCAAATGCTTTTATAAGATAAGAACCTATACGAGCGGGGACAGTACATGTCGTAGCAGGTCTAGCAACTTTTTCAACAAGAGAAACTGAGTTTAACCATTCAGCACCAGTTGTAAGTGTAGAGTACCTTATTGAATAATAAGCCAAATCTAAATCTGATATTTGCGTCCATGATAAATGAGCATCTCTTCCAATAATGTTACAAGCAAAATCTTCAACATCACTAGGTGGTAATAATCCACCTACAATAGTTCTTGTCGCAGAAGTATAAGTTGAAGATACTCCTAATGTGTTAATAGCTTTGACTCTTACGTTATAATCTAATCCATCTATAACATTTAAGATTCTATGATTTAATCCTTTAACTTGACCTGATATCTGAAAAGTTGCATCGGTGCTTAATTTATATTCTACTTGATAGAAGTCTACAAAGTTATCAGTAGAAGCACCAATTATTACATCAAGAGCAGTTATCACAACGCCATCAGAATACTCAATAAGTTGGTCATCTAAAGTAACAGAAGCTGGAGCGGACACAGAAAAAGGATTTGGTAATACAGTATCAGATATTTCAGGGGCTTCTGTTTTTGAAGCCCAATTGTAAAATGAATTTTGATGTTCAGTTAATTCTAATTCAACTGTACTATCTGCATTAATAGCAATATTCATTACTCTAAAAGGTTTTGCACTAAATCCACCTGTTGAATAAGTTAAATCAACTATATCTCCTATTGATAAATTTAAAGCTTCTGAAGTACAATTAACTTCTACTCCCAAAGCATTTCTTGATCTTCTTAAAATAATTTCACAAAGTTCTTCTGCTTGATATGGATTTGTAATATTTCTAAATTCAAAATTACCATCTAATGGAGTATTATTATCTTCCGCCAATAAAGTTGCATATTGATCTTCTACTGGTAAAGAAGCATCGTCAGCTGGTGGGAATGAAATAGTATCTTCTTGCCAATCTTTTGCTGGATTTACAAAAGTTCCTATAACACGATTGTATTTAGTATTTTTCTTTTCACCATAAATTTTTATACCACCAATAATATTGTTTGAATTTAAACTTAAAACAGAATTACCTATACCTTCAACAATTAATTTATATTTACCCTGCGTATAAGTAAATAATGCTCTCATTGGTGCTAATAAATCTTTTACATTATCTATTACTTTTTGTGATGTATCTATGACTGCATTTGTTCTAAATATTTTAATATCAGTTCCACCAGAATAAGGAGTTACTAATGTATCACAATCATTTGCTGAATTTTTAAATGAATCATAGTTTGTTTCAAACGCATCATTCGGTAATCCCTTTCCATATCTGCTGTTTCTTAAATAATCTAAAAGAATTAAAGCTGAGTTATCTGAATAAGTCCAAGTTGTAGAATCATCTTCATCATGTGGGCCTGAACCACCTTTATTATTATCTAATCTAGGATCATAAATTTTTTTACCTTTAATTATAACTTTAATATCAGGTAAATTACTAAAAGCATCTTGATTCCAAGTAAATTTAAATGCAAGATAAGCAACACCAGATAACTTATGATCTGAAGTCCAGTTTGTGCTTTCATCTAAAATAGAAGAAACTGATTGATTATCTAAACCATAAAAAGCTTGAACAGATATTAAACTTGCACCATCTTTAAAAAAATTTGTATCAGAACTATTAACTGTCCTTACTGTTCCATTAGATAAAACACCACTCCAAGTTACAAGTTTATCATCAACATAAATTTCCTCAACAGATTCAATACCACCATTTCCTCCTTCACAAAGTATCCCTGCAATATAAAGATTTATATTATCAGAACCTGAACTTTCAACAAAGACCCTAGAAATTCCTATTTTTCTTTCACCGTAAACAATAGGAATAGATGCGTTATTAGAATCTTGATTAACTAAAATTCCTTTTGCACCTTCATAAGTGTTGCCACCAAAGTTAGGTAGTTTAGGTTTTGGAACTAACCAAGTTATAACTGAATTAAAAGCTTTACTTACAAAATTAGTAACACTTTTTATTGCCTTGCTTATAGGTTTGGTTATTTTACCCATTATCTTTTATAAAATTATTCCAGCTAGGTTTTGTTATTCTAACTTGATGTTTAATTATTTTTTCATCTCTAACTCTTAACCATTTAATAGGTTTGTTATAACCATATAAATTTGTAAAATGATTTTTAGTCCAAGCAATTATTTGTTTTAGATTTCTTTTAGCTAAAGTGTCAATATGCCAAAGATTATTTCCACAATTCCATTGTGTTGCCTTCAACATTCCAGTACTTTTAAATCTTTGTTCAACTAAATCATTTAAAAAAGCCCAATTAGTAAAACCAATAATTTCTTTTTTATCTTTATGAATTTGATATTGACCAAGATTATAAGAAGGTAAAATTATATCAACTATTTGTTTGTAGTTGAGATGATTATATTTTTGAAAATGTCTATAAATTGAAACGATATTATTAAAATCATTCATGTTCTACCCCATTTTATTTCACGAACTGAACGACTTGCAAAATCAAAACCTTTATCATTAGGAAAATAAATTTTTTGTGAGTTTGTATTTGTTTTTCTAGTTTTAATTTTATCAAAATCTGCCCAATGAGAAGCAACACTAATTAAAACAGAAGAACTTGTTTCATCATCTTCAATATTAAAATTTTCTATTCTTCCTTCAAATAAAAGAAATGGGTCAGCTATTAATGCCTGAGAAGAATTTAAAAATCCTCTAAATACGTTAACTGGTTTATCCATGTAATTATTATTAAGAAATAAAGATATTATTGTTTGATCAGCACCAGTAAATCTTAAATTTAAACTATTAACAGATACTTCAGAACTTTCAGTTACTTCTGATAAACCAAGAAATAAAGATGAAGCAAGATAAGTATTGGAATTAAAAACTAAATCTTTATAATGATCTGTGTAATAACTTCCTGTGCTAACACCAAGATAAACTAAATCTACGGGGTTAATTGCGTTTGTTGCAAGTTCAGTTGTAAGTGTACCACTTAATGATCTTGTCATTATAAAACCTCTATTAGATCAATTTCGTATTGAAAATAATTTTCTGTACCAATAGTAAATTCTTGAATATCTCCAGTTAGTCCAACCGTAAAATCTACATCATCATAAATAATAATTGTATTATCAGATACAGCAGTTCTTAATGGTGGTTCAAAGGTTAATGTTCCTGCACCAGAACCATTTGAAGAAACATCTGAAACGCACATATAAACCTTTTCTTGTCCAGTAAATCTAAAAAAATCTCCAGCTTTAAAAACACCAGATTGAGAAACAGTCATGCCATCTATTGTGCATGAAGTAGCACCAGCACTTACAGCACCATTTGTTGAAATAACTGTTGAGGCAGAACCTAAAGCATCATCAATAGTTGGTGGAGTATATTGAAATGATTCTAATTGTGATCTTTGTTTCATTATAAAAGCTAGAATAGGAGCAAATTCTGCTCTAGTCATAACTGGGAATCTAAGTGTTAATCTAAATCTTTGTCCATCAATTTGTCTTGCTTGTCTTCTTCCAGAGACAGTAGTTGATACAATAGTATTTTGATTAGAACTAATAGTTACATCTCTTGGTTTTGGGCTTGAAGGAAATGTTCCACTCATATCAAATTAGATCGTCCCTTTGAGTTTAGTGCTTGATTTACTATATTTGTAATCGTTGCTCTATTGTTTATAAATAATTCTTCTACACCTTTTACATCAACTGCCGAAACATTAATATTTATAACTGAACCAGTTTTACTTATGTCATGATTAGGTATAATAGTTCCATTAGTTTGAGGTATAAATAATTCTCTACCTCTTTCTCCAACTGTAATTGGCATACCACCTCTAACAGCACCACCTTCAGCAAGACCTAATAATTTGATACCAAAATCAAAAATATTACCAAAATCAAAACCCCTAAAACGACCTGTATTTCTAGGAATTGAAGATTGTTCTCTTAATAAATCATTTTGTTTTTTTATTTCAGAAGTTGTAAGAACTTGCACACCATAGTTAGCTGAGTTAATCGCAAATATATCAAGTGATGTTCCTCTTAATTCTTTAGAACTTTCGTTTGCTTTTTCTACTGGTAAACCTAAAGCATCTAAAATAGATTTTAATATGTATGTTCTTATAATTAATTCAATAATTGTAGATAAAGCATTGATTAAAGTTTCTTGTGCAAATTTTCTAAAAGTTTCTTCTAATCCTTTACCAAGAACTAATGATTCTGCAACACCTCTTGAAAATGCAGATATTCCTTTATTAAGATTATCAATTATAAATTTTGATACAGCTTCTAAACTATTAAATGCTTTTTTAAGATTTGCAATACTATCAATATTTTTTTGTGCAATATTACTTAGCACTCCTAAAAATGTAATTTGTTCTTGGTTTGATAATTTTATAAGAGAAAGATATTCTTGAAAAGTTTTAGGTATAGAACCTAATAATTGTGATGTGTCATCTAAAGTCTCATTAGATTTTTCTAATTCATTATTGAATCCTTTTAAACCTTTTTCAAGTGCATAAAAAGCACCAGCACCGCCTAAAATAGCTGTAAGTAATTTTATTATTAAACCATAACCAGAAGAAGCAGATAAGGCAGTAAGTGCTGACGTAAAAGTTATAACAGCAGAAGTCCAACTAGCTAATACAGATGCAAATTTTAAAGCTATAAAAACTTGTATTGCTATTATTAAACTGTCTAAATTTCTATTTACAAATGCTAATGCATTACCAAGAACTATAACTGCTTTTCCAAGTATATCTCCTAAAGTTTTAGCAAATTTATCTATTACTTCATTGTTTTTTTCAACAAATGTTTCTAAATTTCCTAATTCTCTTGTTAATGTTTCAAAAAATCCTTTTGCTATCGTTATTTGAAATTGTTTAAATCTATTATCTAAAGCTATTAAAGTACCACCTAATCCTTCTTTTAATTCTTGATTTGCCCTGCCAAAAATTCCATTAGCACCAAAGTTTCTCTCTAATGCTCTACCTACACCATCAAATGATTTATCAGCAAACTCACCAAATCCTCTTAATGATCTAATTCCTCTATCTTGAAAAATTCTTGCAGAATCTACACCCTTTAATAAAGATTTAGCTACTTGATCTGAAGCTTCAACAAAACTAATTTTAAAATATGCAGAGGCATTACTAGCTATTAATAAATTTTTTGCTAGTTCTTCTGGTGATTTAGAAACTGCTAATAAATCATTTGATGCTTGGAATACATCTAATAAGGGAATTTTCGCATCAATAGCAAATTTAGTTAATTGATCAAATGCTTGACTACCACCATAACCAGCTTTTGCAACTTGATCTAATCTTACACTTAAATTATCAGCTTCTCTTCCAATATTTATTAATGATCTAACAGCGACACCAGCACCTAAACCTATTAAGGCATTTCTAATATTAAATATTGAATTCTTAACTTCTGTAAATGCTTTGGAAGCATTATCTATTGCATTAAGTCTTATATTTAGTTGCTGATCTGCCATAGTGTAGTTTTTCTCGTTCTGCCTTCACTTTAAAGTAAGCTATCCAATAATAAAATTCATCTTGTGTGAAAGACAAGACTTCTTCCATACTTATTTTTAATTCCTGACCTAGAGCAAGTATAGAATATAACTCTGTATCAGTTCTTACTTTTTTTCAGCTTCCTCGTAAGATACACCAGATAACATTTCGGTGGCTACTCTAGCTATAACATTTGCATCAGCATTATTCAATAATACTTGCTTATCATCTAGCTTAAATATTTTATTACCATCTCCATCTTTGGCTTTTAAAACGATTGCATCAACTAATACTCCTAGATCATCATTTTTAGCACCTTTGAATAGATTTCTTTTTTCTCCTAATGTAAATGGTGAGCAATATATTATTAAAGGTTTGCCTTCCTCGCCCCATTCAGCTACCTCAATCTTTTTAATTCCTAAAGATTCAAATTGATTTTTAATCCTATCTATAACGTTCATATCTTCCTTTAACTAAATTATGCTTGAGTAGATAATGTTAATGCACCAGTTCCAGTAAATGTCATTTCAGCTTCTACCATTCCATCAAAAGAAGCACTTACATTATAAGCTGT